AAATAATGAGCTATGTAATATTGAAATTTGCATTTGAAACAGCAGAAGAAGCCGATGAAATTACCGGATATCTTAATCCTCTTAAACTTAGCGCTCTAAACAATATATTAATTGTTAGGTTTTTTCACAATCCAGAAGTTTCAGAGTTAATTGAAAGTATTATTTCTAAATCAAATGGCGTTGCAGTTAGTGAGATATCAGCCGCAGAAATAAATTCAGTAGGAGGGTATTAATATGTTATGTATGGGGAGGTGCATGAGAGATAGAGACGATGAGCACTTTAAGATTTGGTCTCAAGATAGAACAAAAAGCCGGCTGTGCGATGATTGCAAAGAGGGGATAAAAGACCACAACGTAATACTTAACGAAGAAAAGGAACGAGCAGAGAAGCGCAAAGTTGAATCTGAGCGATTGACACCAGCTCAGATTAACTACTCTAAAAGCGATGACGCGAAAGGGAAGCGTGAGCGACGTAGATTTATCGAGGACAGGAACGACATGATACAGTATCAAAAACAATACGGGGATGAAGAGCTATGATTAAATTATTAAGCAAGCTAGGACAATGGGCGTACTTTGGGTTTTATCGTGCGCTTTATTTTGCAATAGATAGAGCTGGATTTATTGCATTTTTAATTATAGGTTTAATACTTGGATCAATATTAACTTGGGGTGTGCTATGAATATATTTGTAATGTACGACATGCAAAATAAAACGTGGAATATTATGAAAAAGAATGGCGCTAAAAATATTGATAGTGAGTGCATATTGTATGGAGACATTGAAGAAATATGCGAGTGGCTAGATGACAATAAAGGTTTGTTCACAGAAGTTCATAACTAAAGGGGGTTATAATGCTAAAAGTAAAAACGTTATTATTTAAAGCTCTGATCTCAATTGATAGAATGTTTAATTTATTTACAGGCGGAGTATTTCAATAAACATTTTCAACGCGCTGTTATATTAATGCGCAGATGAAGCCACCGGGTAAAGTTAAAAGCGTTTGGGTTAAAATAGAGAAATTAATTGACTGGATGTTTTGGGAATATCATTGCAAATATTCTTTTGAATTTGAAATGAGATTGAAAAGAGAGTGGGCGATTAAATACGGGGTATTAAATGAAAATTAAAAAATTTACTAGACCAGCGTTGCTATTAATCTGGTGTGTTGCAATTGCCGCATACATTATTATTTCTGAATTAGTGAGGATTTTATGAAGTATTTATTTCAACATGAGGGCGTTAACTGTGCAGCTAAGACAGCGTTTAGCTTAACGATGGCAACAATATTGGGCAAGATACTCATAGCAAGCTATACAGGCGCAGCAATTGACTATGCCGGAATGAGTGTATTAATCGGTGCAGTCGGGGCGATATATTTCGGTCGCTCACACACAAAAGCAAGAGAGGGCAAATGATTAGTTTTTTACTGGAATATGGCCTAAAATCACGGCGGCATTCGCTGCTGTAATTGGTCTAATGTTTATTCGCGCAAAATACCAAGCTGATAAAATCGAGGACTTAGAACATGAGAATAAAATCATCGAAAAGGAATCTGAAATTAAGACTGAACAGGCAGAGTTTAAGGCGCGAGTTGTGGATGCTGAACAAGAAAAATTGATGAGGTGGTGGTAAATGACGAGAACGAAAGCAATTTTGATAGGCTTAATAAGCACTAGTCTTGGGGCGTGTTCAAGTGTCGAGGTGCTGCATGTGCCCGTGGGGTGCTTAGGACTTCCTTATGTTGATGTTCAGTATACTCAAGTAGAAGCGGAAAGTTTGAGTAATGAAATAGTAGATAAAATAGTGCGCACAGAAGCGATTTATAAAACTAGAATTAACTCGCAATGTGCAATTAATAAAAAACATGACGAACTACATGGAGATGATGATGATTGATAGTGAGTATTTTGAACGCTCTGAATTCGCTTGCAAATGCGGGTGCGGATTTGCAACTGTAGATGTTGAGTTGTTAAATGTACTAACAAAAGTCAGAATGCACTTTGACTCTCCGGTTATCATTAATTCTGGATGCAGATGCGAGCAACACAACAGAAATATAGGTGGAGCAGATGGCAGTAAACACAAGCTAGGCATTGCCGCTGATATAGTTGTAAAAGGTGTTAGTTCTGTTGGCGTTCATGCTTTCATTAACTTTAACGTTGGCAATAAGTACGGACTAGGATCTTATAATACGTTTACTCACATTGACGTTAGACCAGATAAGGCTAGGTGGTAATTTGTAACTCCATGATTAAAAATGGTATAATTTATATTTGAGTTAGCTATGGGGCGTTATGTTCAACTTTTTAACGCTGCATGGAGACTCATTGCTATATATTTATACAATTGTAATGATAATAATCAATTGGATAATCCCATTATTTAAATTTATCAGGGCGAAAATAAATGTCAAATCCTCAGACAACGGCGAACATCTTAGCGGGCGTAACGATAACGGGCGCTGGGATGCGGTGGATGGATTGGATAGATGCGAATTCAGTCGCTCTGACAGTAATAATCGTTTTTACAACGGGGTTGGGGTCAATTATATTAAGCGCTTGGGGAAAATATCGAGAGCTAAAATTGTCAGCAGAGCGAAACGAAATACTAAAAAGCCAAAATAAAAAATACAATAAAAGGGAAAGCGATAAATAGCTATTAAACAACACATTTCAATAGATTTAAACGATTGTACAAAGTCGGGCTGATAGTCAATAATTAACACGTCAAGAAATACAGAACAGATTAATCAAATGTTGTCATCGTGCTACGCTCTGTTATTCGGGCAAGGGCGCACCGTCGGGCTAACGTAACTCCTTTTACGTTCCAATTACTAATCTAATTAGTTATGGTCAACAGGTGATAAGTCAAACGATGGAAGGCTGTAGGGTGCGAAGTGTATCTATCATGACGGGTTGACCCACCGTGGCTGTTAGGGTTTTTATTTGATATTAGCAATTATTCGATTGTTAATATTTAATAACCAAAGGATTAACGTGAGCGAGTATAGAGTAAGCGTGATTAAACAAGCGCTAATTGAGTGCTACAAAAAAGAAAATAAAAGATTATCAGAGGTAATTATGAAATTTGAAGTGGACGGTAAAGTTTTAGATAAACTAAAAGAAAAAGCAGAGCGTGAGGATTTAGAATTGCAGGCGTTATTAGAAAAGTTTGCAGATAGTTAGATTATAATTAAGAAATACTAGGCCGCTTTTCAGCGGTCTTTTTGTTTGCGTTGATAAAAGTGTTATAATGAGGGGCGGCAGTGCCAATAATTAAAGGAGTAATCAGTGATTGCTAAAGTTAAATTAACAGACAAGCAGGAGATGTTTTGCTCTGAATATATTGTTGATTTAAATGCTACTCAAGCTGCAATAAGAGCTGAATACAGTGAAAAAACAGCAAACAGAATAGCAAGCCAACTATTGTCAAAACTTGATATACAGGAGCGCATAGCGGAGTTAATGGCGGCAAGGTCTAAAAGAGTGGAGATAAACGCCGACTGGGTTCTTATGAGCGCGAAGCAGGTGTTCGACAGGTGTATGCAGCATGAAAAGGTAACAGACAAGCTAGGGGCTTCTGTGCTCGATAATGACGGCAACCCTATTTATAAGTTTGAGCCTAATGCGGCTAATAAATCATTAGAAATAATTGGCAAGCACGTTAAAGTTAGAGCATTTGAAAGAGACACAGAGCCAGCAAATAAAGATACTACTATAGAGCTACATTTTACTGATGCGGTTAAACAAGATGAAGATTGACATCCCATTAACCGGACCACAAAAAACATTCTGCCGCACAAAATCATTATACCCTGCAATCATAGGCGGCTTGGGGTGTATGCGTGGAGATACACGCATACATACAGAAAATGGTCTTATGCGTATTTGCGATATAAGCAAGTCAACTCGAGTTCTAAGCTGGAATGAGAGAAATCAGAGATTCCAGCTTTCTTTAAGTAGCGCGTCGTTCCCAAAAGGAAGGGAGAGTCTATACCAAATTCATACAACGCAAGGAGTATTTGAAGCAAGCGGGCATCACCGCACTTTTTCTTCTCAAGGTAAGTATGAACTTGTTCAAGACCTGAAAGTTGGCGGCACATTAAAAGCTTCACCTTTCCTTTCTCGCTCCAGTTTGGAGTCTTACCCTTTATTGTTGAGCGTAGATGCTCCCCATTACAATCAAACAGACGCAAATTTAATGGCTCATTGTGCAACCGAAGCCCGTCAATGTGGTCTACAACTTCTGAGCGAAGAAGAAAACGCCCGATTTTTTCCTCCATCATCAAACGGTGCTCGTAAATTACCCCGTACTTGCGGTCGCCTCTCATTCTTGCGTGAGGATGACCAAAAGGGGCTGATACAAGGGCGTATCCATCGCGATCAATATTGCGGCCTGTTTTATAAGAAGGGTTGTGAGTGCCAGGTCTCGGGGCTTGAGGTAGGCGAGGAGCATCAAAACTCAGCATTGTGCGTTGGACATACTTTACATTGTCATTGCAAATACTTGCTATCTCATGAGAGGTGCGAGTGCCGTCACAAAGAGGCAATATCTTCTTCTGTCTTTCATTCATATGAATATCCTTTATCTTCCACTACCGAAGCCACTATTATATCAATAGAAAGGAAGGAAGTCGAGGAGGCTTATTGGGATATTCAGGTTATGGATACTAATAACTATGTCTGTGAGAGCGGATTAATACATCATAACAGTGGCAAGTCAAAAGGCGGAACAATGCGGTTGATTATGCTTTTGTTGTCTGACAAGGGAACTAACGGCGGTTATTACATGCCTAGCTATGACCTATTAAAGCTGCGAGCAATGCCGGGTGTGCAAGAGGATTTAGAGTTTATTGGCCTTCCTTATACAATTAATAAGTCAGATTATTCAATAAAGATACATGGATTCGGCAAGATATTATTTAGGTCATATGACAGGCCAGAAAGAATCATTGCTTATGAAACTGCTCATTCAATTGTTGACGAGCTAGACACGTTATCAAAAGAAAAGGCAGCATTAGTTTGGCGTAAGGTATCGGAGCGTAACCGCCAGAAATGCAAGGGCGGCAATACGATTGGATGCGTGACAACGCCAGACCAAGGGTACAGTGGTTTCATATATCAGAAATGGTACAAGCAGAAGCAATCAGGTTATGAGGTTATAAAAGCGCCTACAGCTTCCAATCCATACTTGCCAGAGGGATACATTGAGCAGATAAGAGCAAACTATGATCCCCTTTTAGCTGATATGTATCTGAATGGTGAGATTGTTAACCTTACAGATAAGAAGGTTTATCATTTCTTTGATCGAATCAAGCATCACTCGCAGCGCACACTAAAAGATAATGACCGCATACATGTGACAATAGACTTTAATATAGGCGGCTGTTGTTCTAATGTTTATGTAATTGAGAATAACAGACCTACTGCTGTCGATGAGTTTATTAGCCATGACACATATGACTTTGTGAATAATCTCATTAAATATAAAAAGCATAAGATAATTGTTTACCCAGATGCAAGCGGTAAAGCCAATAAGACTAATGCAACAGAGTCAGATCTTGATATAATAAAGAGCGCAGGGCATCAAGTGAGTGCTCCAAATGCAAACCCAGCAGTAAGAGATAGGATTAACTGTGTAAACGCTAAAATATCTCGTAATGAGCTATTTGTTAACACTGACAAATGCCCTGAATTAGCGACTGCATTAGAGCATCAAGGGTATAATAAAAATGGTGAGCCTGAAAAGTTTACAGAACATCCGGCAATAGATGACTGGTGTGATGGAACTGGATATTTCATACACAGAATGTATCCAATACGCAGGCCAATGGCTAAAGCAATGAAAGTATCACGATAAAAGGATTAATATATGCAATCATACGTTAAAAAACCAGTGCAAATACAGGCAGTACAGTTAACAGAAACGAACATAAAAGAGGCGTATACATTTATACACAAAGCGCCTGACATTAATTGTGACATGGCCGCTGACAGGTGGCAGGATTACGAGGCAATTGTTACGCGCGATGGTTTAAAAATGATGACCTTGGAAAGTGACGGGCAAACGCAAACTGCAAATATTGGTGACTTTATTATTAAAGGCATTCAAGGCGAGTTTTACCCATGCAAGCCAGATATATTTTATTTAACTTATGACATTTGTGAAGATAAATAATGGATGATTATTTTGACAAGTCAAACCGTCACGAAGTTGGGTTGCACCGGGTGGCAACTGGCTTAATTAACGACTATACAACGCCCAACTTACAGGCAGTATATAAAAAAGCTCGCTTAATGCTGCTAGATGCAGAAGAAATCAAATCTGTGAGCCAGTTAACAATATTAACGAATAAAATAGCGCGTGAGATATTGCCAGAGACAACAGCAACGTGGGCGGAGGTTACGGCAGCATTGCAAGTGGTCGCAGTCAATGAGGCTTTGTTTAATGCGAAGCTATTTAAGGATATTGAAGACGTAAAGCTAAAGGTGCCGGCTGATAAAAAGATTCTAAAATATATTAATAACTCACTGCTTACTTTAGAAGGTGGCGCAAGGTCGAACTCAGGCGTGTGGGCTGAATATGTAAAGCAAAACAGTGCATCAGTCGGCAACGTGTACAATAACCAGATTAAAAGCGGTTATGCAGCAGGTGAGAGCGTTAACCAAATAACTAAACGATTGCGAACAGTAACAAATGGCATACTTAAAAACGAAGCTGAGGCGCTGGTAAGGACTGGCATGAGTCACTACGCAGTCAATGCCAGAGAGTCAATGATGCGTGATAATGAAGACGTTGTGACAGGTAGATATTTCAATAGCGTTTTTGATAACAAGCGAACATTGATATGTACAAGCTATGCAGCGCGGCAAGACTCAATGAGTAAACCGTGGGGCGTGAATGATGCGTCAGCGCCTAACTTGCCATTGCATTTTAATGAGCGTTCTAATTGGCTGTTTTTAGTTCGCGACCAAAAGCGGCCAGAAGGAACACGCGCAGCAGTCGGAGGCAAGGAAGGCGAAGAGGCAAAAGAAACATTTGAACGGCGTGAGAATAGCTTAAACAAGCGCAGAGATAACCCAAACATTACAGGTAAAACATCTAGCAAGCCAACTTATAGAGGCCGCAAAGACAGCGATACTTTTAACGCTGGTCAGATTGCCGGTGATACAAAAGCAGCGGCTTGGTTACGCTCGCAGCCTTCCTGGTTTCAAGACTCCAATCTAGGCAAGGCAAGGGGTGATTTATTTAGAAGTGGTCGACTTAAATTAGAAAAGCTCACCGATTTTACTGGTAAGCCATTAACTATAAAAGAGTTGATTGATAGTGGGGTTTAGATTAGGCCGCTGTAATTAGCGGCTATTGTTTATTTTAGAGGCAAAATAACTTCATTAAGCAATCCTTCATCTTGCATGAACTTAATCATATCAACTTGCACAAAATAGCCTGCATTACGTAGCGCAGACGCTACGCTATCCAGTTGCTTATCATCTGCTTCTTGGTCACGCTCAAAATATTCTGCAATATTTGCAGGGTCCGTGATTACTTCCATATTTTTATCAACTTTATTGAAATCAACTCCTGCTTTGCAAAACTTGTCAAAAGTAAATCCTGCTTTTACAGCTTCCATGTACCCAGCAGAAAAGTTAGAGACTGTAAAATCAGCCATGCCTTTGTCCATTGCAATGCTAAACGTTGGTATAGTTTCTTTATATA